TGCGGGCTTGCTTGGTTTGTTTTCAGCGCCGCCCAATTGGGCTGGCGAGAACATGACTAGCTGGTGGCCTTTGTGAGTGTGCCACCCGTGAACGTCAGGTCGATCGTCGACAGTTCGCCAAGCGATGCGTTGATCGGGGTGTGGCTTTCCAGGTATGCCCCGGTCAGCGTGTACGACGGGTTGGTTGCCGAGACAGCGCCCGACGATGGCTTCAACACGAGCGTGGTGGTGGTGCCGACAAGGCTGTACACGCTTACTTCGGTCTCGCTAGCGGCGTACGACTGGTACAGCGTGACGGTGATGCTGTTGTTGGCAAGACCCGACGTGTAAGTGCGGGCCGTGGAGCCGAACGCGGTGTTTTCCAGCGCTTCAACGGTGTAGGTGATGCTGGCGGCGGTGCATTGGTCGGACAGGTCAACGCTGTTGATCGTGACGCTTGGATTGGAGAGATAGACGCTGGTTGCCATGTTGGGTTACTCCTCGACTGGTTCTTCTTTGACTTTAGATGATTTCTTCGGTTTGTCGGTGGATATGAGACCGCCGTCAATGAGCGCTTGCACGTTGACGCCGTCGGCTGGCTCGTATTTGTCGCCTGGTGTACCGAGGCGCGGGCTAACGATGATGTACATGGGTTCTCCTAGCTAGTTTGTGCTTGCATGGTCACGGTGAGGTCGTAGGCAGGCAGGATCGAGCCGCCAATGTCAATGACGGTTGGTCGGCCTCCGGTAACGGCCACATTTTTCGCCAGTAGCAAAGCGCAAATGTTGAGCAGGGATCGCTGAGCATCCAGGTTGGCCGGGCCGAGCGTCAGCACCTTGACTGGGAATGTGAGCTTGACGATGTTGTAGTTCCAGCTGTCCCACGATGGCGCGTCAATGAAACAGCAGGGCGGGACAATGTTGCGTGGGTCGTTGACGACTTGTAGCCCGGTGATGGTTTGCAGGGTTGCGGTGAGGTCGTCAATTGCCTCGTTGAACAGGTCGGTGTAGGCAGGTACTGGCATTACGCCACCTGTGGGCGGTCAATCCCCAAGAGCTGTTTTACCATGCCCGATAGGCCGACGACTGGGGCGGTTGCCATGCCGTCAAACGATGCAAATTGATCCATTGAGCCGCGCTGACGGTACAGGGCACCGCCGTACATGATCGTGCCTAAGGTGACGTCGCTCGATGGGCTGGTGCTGACGCTGTCGATGTATCCGGCTTCCTGTCGGCGTCGGTAGCAGAATTGGTTGGCAGCTGCGGCACATTGCGTCAAAAACGCGGCGTCACCAGCTGTCGCGGTGCCGATACCGAGCCAATCTTCGATGTTGGCGGCGGTGATCCAAGTGCAGACGGGCGTGTATGCGAGCGATCCGCTTGCCGCGACACGCTCGACGTCACTAGCGGTCTTGGAGTACAGCACCTGATTTTGAATTGGCACCTGATAGTCGAACAGTAGGTCGCCTTCGGTGTCGGTACCGACGTACAGGTATTGCGGGAGCGCGTAAACGGTGTATGAGCCGTTGAACGTAGCGTCGACGCTTGTGACGGTGATTGCGCCGCCTACAACTACATCTGAGGGGGTGAGTAGTTGTAGGACGGCGTAATTGTCGACCAGGTATTTGTGGGTGACTGTGTAGGTAGCCATGAGCGGTTACCCCGCTTCCGACTAGGCCTGGGTGATCTTGCGGATCATTCCCGAGATCGCGGCGAACGTGGAAACGTAGCCGTGGTACGAGAACGTGCGACCGAGCGTTGCGGGCACCTCGACGGACATGAGGCCTCGCTGCTGCTCGTAGAACTCGTACGCGTCGCCTGCGCCCTGTCCGACGCGGGTGATGATCATGGTTTTGGCGGCAAAGTTGCTGTCAACGACCAGCTCGAGGCCGAGCGGGTTGCCGTTCCAGGTTGCTGCGGAGCCTGCGCCGAGCGCGTTCTGTCCGGACAGACCGTTTGCGATGAACGGGAATACCGGGCGTCCCGTCGAGTCGGCGAGCTTTCCAAGCTGTGCCCAAACATCAACCGAAACGAACAGGTGCGTTGGCATCCAGTTGCGTCCGCTTGCGACGTCGTTGGCCGCGTCGTAGATGCTGGTGAGCAGGTCTGCAAGAGTGCCGTCCCACACGCCCGACGAGTTTGCAGCGGCCAACAGGTTGTCGGCGCAAAGGTTGTCCGAGGCGATCATGTATTCGCCCATCAGGTCGTTGAGAATCTGCTGCATTGCGGCTGGCGACGTGAAATCAATGTCCTGCACCGACAGCGTGACCTGTCCCGCAAGGGTGGTCTTGCTGACGCTGTTGGATGCGATCACCATTGTGGTTGCTGATGCGGCCGACAGTTCGGTCGACTGGGTGCCGACGCTGGTGTGCGTGGTGATCGTTGGACGAATGAACGTCTTTTGTGCGCCACCGTCCGGGTATGCGCGAGCGCCGATTGCGTTGACCGCTGGGCGCAGGAAGTTGATGTCCTGCACCAATGGGCCGAGAACCGGGACGGGGAGCAAACCGGGCGTATCGGTGGTGAGAACGTCACCAGCTGCGGCCTGGAGCGCGGTGCGCTGCGACTTTACGTATTCCTGCACGGCTGCGTTCATGTTCTTGAACGTGTCGCCGCCGATGTGGTAGGCGGCCATGAATTCGCCCGCCGACGGAAGCTTGAATTCGCGCTTTGCCTGTGCGGGGATTGGTGCGGTCGGGATGGTGGCCTCAGCTGCTGCGGCCTCGACGACTGGTGCGTTTTCCATTGCTGGTGTCTCCTCTTGTGGGGTCTCTTGTTCAGTATTGCCGATTTGTGGGGTTGGTTGGTGGATACTTGCCGCAATGTCGGTGATCATGGCACCAGCAAACGCGGGTACCGGGACGAGCGACAGTTCGATCCATTCGGCGGCTTTCACGACCATGACGTCGCCTTCCATTTTCCATTTGGTTGGGTTGATGCCGACCGAAACGCTGTCAAGGACGCCTTCCTTGGCCAGGGTCAGGGCTTCGTCGCCTGCTGCGGTTGCGGCGATCTTGGCGCTGAACAGCATTCCGTCGGTGGTGTCGACGCGCTCCGTGACGATGCCGACGGGCTGTGTGCTGTCGTGATACATGAACAACTTTGGGTTTTTGCCGTCGGTGGGTAGTGCGCCTGGCTCGATACGTACGCGCTGGCCGTCGGTGACGGTGGCTTCGACGTTGTATGGGGCGGCGATCCCGCTGATGGTGCGCTTGGCGTCACCTTTACCAGCTTCGACCCACACTTGGGCTTGGAGCTTGACGGGCTTTGCTGCGATCAGCGGTATGGCGATCAATGCTTCTTCGGCATCTTCCATTTCAACAAGTTCGCCGCCCGGCTCGATCCCTTCGGACTGTGATACGGCAACCATCTGATCGACGGCGTCTTGCTTCAGCAGGTGGCATCCCATGACGGTCATGTCGCTGGTGACGACTGCCCATCCGGCGCATTCTTCGCTTTCTTTGGTGATGTAGTAAGGCATTATCGGTTCGCAATCTGTTGTTGGGTGTTTTCTTGTGGCTGGTTGGCTTGGTCGGCAACGATGTTGTCGGCGAGGTAATCCGTTGGATCGAATTCGACGTATGTTCCGCGTGGCAGTACGTTGTCCATTGAGAGTGTGGCGGCGATCGCTTCGGCGTACAACTTGACACCGAAAATGTAGAGGTCTGCTCGAGCCTGTTGTGATGACTGGTATGAATACGATCCGGTGCTGACGCCCACCAGGTATGGCGGGACGTTTGCGAGGCGGGCGGCTTCAAGCGCTGAGTAGTTGGCGCTTTCGATCAACAACATTTTGTCAGGGGTCATTGCGGTCGGTTGGTATTCAAGGTACTGATTGAGCGCAGCCGTTTGATTTGTGGCACGCGCGGAATTGAACTGGGCTGCGATATCCGTCAAACTTTGTGCATCTAAGGGCTCGCCGTCCGTTTGTTTGAGAACGCCGGCGGGGATTGAGCTTGACGCGTTGCGGTTGCGCGCGGCTTCGATTTTGAGTGCGGTCTCGATTGCGCCTGGTGCAGAGTAGATCAGGCCTTGGGTTGGGCTGAGGAATTGCACAAGGTTGGCGGGATCGAGTTCGCCGCCTTGGAAATACACCTGGCTTGATGGCGCAAACCAAACTGGGCCTGCTTGATCGGTGGTTTGTATTGATCCTGCTGGCAGACGTGTGAATGATGCTGGGTAGCCGTCGGCGGTGCGTGATGTGATGTACCAAAATGCGCGACCAAAAAAGAACAAGTCGTCAAATGTCCATGACATCAAAAAGTTGTAGGGGACGGTGGGGTCGGGTCGACGGAGCCAGCTGCGCGGATCGATGTAAACTTTTTCTGCGCGACCGTCCATGTAGCGTTCGTTGTACATTCGTAATGGCATACAGCCGATGACGGATGCCATGAGGTCGCGGGCACGGTTGATCGCGGGGACGCTGACGGCGCGGTTGCGGGCATCGCCTTCGATGTAGGTGTAGTACTGGCCGATCATGTTGACGCCCGTGTTTTGCGATGAGTAACCGGGTGCGAAACCGACGGCGGCTTGGATCTCTGGTGTGTTGGAGATCGCTGCGACCTTTTTGCCGAACAATGCCATGCGTCAAGTGTGCCACAAGCGTGAAGCGTTTATGTGTACCCGCCCGCCGACACGATCCCGACGAAAGGCCGGGGCGGGTACGTTGCGATGCTACACGCTGACGATCATTGGGCGACCGCTTTGTGCTGGTCGAGCGACCATCCCGGCAGCCCACACCATGCACCTGGCTAACTCGATCGGGCCTGGTGAACGTTGCGACGACAACACCAACGTGTTTTGCGTTTTGACGGCAACAGCGCGTTGGACGTGTTCGGCCAGCATGGTTTCTCCGGTGTGTAGCAGCCTGCCTTGGTTGATCAGGTCGCGTACGACAGGGGTAAGTTTGCCGAGTTCGGCGTAGCCGACGATGACGCGGCGACGCTCAAGGTTGGGTGGGCAGATGGCGTCGATGCTGGGTGACATGGCAAACCGTACCGTCGGGTCGGCGGCCACTTCAGCGAGCTTGTCGTACAGCTCGCCGATGGTGTCGACGACAAATGCGATGGTGCATACGGTGCGTCCGTCGGGCAGGTTGACGGCGCGTACAGCTGCGTATCGGCTGTCGTCCAGGCTGGCTTCAATGGCGATGATGCCGCCCATTGGGATCGGGCCACGGTGTTCAAGTTCGGGCCAGCGTCCGGGTGCGATCCAACCGCGAGCAACGGTGACCCACAGGTTTAGAGACGCGCGTAGGAATGATGCGCGGTCAGGGTTTTCGCTTTCCTGTCGCAACGTGTCCAGGGTGAGGGTGTGCCCGATGGCGGGGTTGCCCCATGTCCACGACGCGGGCGACATTGGATCGACGTGCGGTGGTGGTGACCATTCAGCCATGTAATTGACGGTCGGTTGCCCGCTGTCGATTGCGCGTAAACCGTGTTCTCGCCAACGCTGAAACAGCACCGGGCAAACGGGTTTTTGCGGGCACGTTGCGCTGGCATCAGACCACCCTCGACAACTTCGGCGTCCACGTCAAATAGTTCGTCGACGATCAGTAGGTCGATGCTCATGCCGTGGCCCGCGTTGTGTTTGGCGGCTTTGATCCACCACGTCGTACCGTCCGGCATGGTTACTTTGTTGCGACCATACGACCGTGAGACATAGGCGCCGTACTTGTTCTCAAGAATGTCAGCCAGGTCATCGAACACCATGACGGCCAAGTCAAGGCGGTGCGCCACAGACACGATGGTTTGTTTTTCGCCACGGATTTTTGGCATCTCTAGCAACCAGAAGAGGATTACAGATTTCAAAATAATGCTCTTACCGTTCTGTCGAGCGACCGAGCCCAACGCCGACCGATGCACAAGCAGCCCCTCATCATCAAACGTCAACGCCCGGTCAAGAAAATGCACCTGCCACGGCATCAGCTCTAAGCCAAGAGCGTCCAGGGCTATGTCCCCCACAAGCGGCCCATACGATCCCGCCCCATCCGGGCTAATCGTCTCCAGTCGAGGCCGGTCATGGCTAGTCACCGCCAGTTCAGGCTGCTTCGGGCTGGTCTTGGGATATTCCTGCG